CGTAGCGTCAACAACACCCATTGACACTAATGCGTTAGTATACCCCTCAACAACTAAATCACCCATAGTCCCGCGAGCCACTGTCATATTTAAACTAACGGCTGTTGCTGTAAATTTATACCACACATCATCATCCGCAGTACCATATAGAGACTGAGCGGCTAATGTCTGTGTCGCACCAACACTAGTTCCTGTAGTTGTGGTTATACAAGTGGTACTTGAATTGATTGTTAAAGCAATCGCCCCAGCACTATTATCATTTGCAGGAGCTACAACGACTGTCGGCGTCCATATGAATATTAATCCAGATGCTGGGAAACATGAAGCAGTGCTAACAAATCTGCATGTATGAGCATTTGATGTGCCTGCAGTAGTACCAGAAGCTCCAGCCCATCCTGGTGATGCATCGGGTACTGAGTTAGTTAATCTTCTATTATTAAAATCAGTATTTGCAGTTCCTCTTAACCCAACAGATGGTTGATATGTAGTAGTTGCATTCACAGTCCCACCACCATATACTATTCGTACCACACCAGTTGCTTTATTTATACGTATTTGGAAAGAAAACTTTTCATTGGTTGATGATGAATACCTAGCACAGTTTTGCCATTGAAAAATATCCTCTGTACCATCATCTTGCCATCTTCTTTCATATACCGTAGCCGCCATTGCTGAACTTCTCAAATCCATATTCAGTGCACATACGATACCAGCTGCAGTTCCAGCAGATACCAATGCGCCTGTTACTCCATTACCTAATGTTGATGTACCAGGATTTAACCAAAGAGCACCATCCGCAGTCATATTTATTGAGGTAATTACAGCGCCATTGAATGTGAATCGATTTGCGACAGCTAAGGTTATAACATTGCCATCAGTATCATACGTAGTTGCCCCGGCGGTTGTTGTTACTAACTGAGTACCACCTGTAATGGCAGTATAGGTTCCTGTGGTTTCTGAGAACGTGTAAGTAGAAGCTACCTGAGAATAGCCGTAACACGAACTGATAAATCCAATAATTAGTAGTAGTTGTTTCATGGTAGTGAATCTTTATTAGTGATTGGAATATCTGTAGCAGGAACATGTTGACGAAATGCTCGTTCGTATGCATGCACTTTATCAACAAATCGTTCTGTTCTAATTATTTGTTGTGCAGTATCTAATACTTCGTTGCGAATACCATATGCAACTGCTTCATACAAAATTTCTTCGATATCATCACATTGTGCCATAACATTTATCCCTTTAAAATAAATATAAGGAATATCGATTTAATATCCAACCTACCAGTTACGGCAAGACCAATATCTGGCTTTGGTTCTAGGTCCTGGAGTATCACAGTTATGCCGGGCTCTGAAGCTTCTGCGTCGTGCCGGATCTGATTTACGTATACGCATTGTTTCCTGTCCTGCTCTTTTTGCTGAGGTACCACCATGGCCAAAATTAACTTTAACTACATTGCCTTCTGCATTACGAACATATACTTTGAATTTTTTAATGTCGCCACGCATTGGTTTGCCTAATTTAACTTTGCGTCCTTGATATTCAGCTTCATTGAGGCCTGGATGCATTACTTCGATAAACTCGGATTCAGTTTGACTGCGTTCAATGTATTCGACTAAGCATTGTGAACAATATCCTGCTGCTTCTTCGATTGGAACACAATTTGGTACCATTCGTTTGCCTTTTTTCTTCATTCCAATTTGCTTGTAATCATCCCAACAAGCTTCTTCAATGTAATATGTTTGTTTCATTACAACTCCTGACGTATTGATAATTTAGGTAAGTATGTTCTCCATACCGTAAGAATTCGTTCTTTGTCTTGTGTGGTGAGTGATCCATTATCAACCCATACATCCAAATAGTCATTTACTACTGTCTTGAAAGGTTGTTTGCTTTTTTTGGCTTTAAGATACATACCGTGGATCATTGCTGGTATTTCTTTTTTAAGTAAAAAATAGTCTACCGGTGGTTGTGTACCTGCTTCTATTTTTTTACGTGTTGCCTGATCGGAAGGTAAATACTTTGACAGTTTAACGTTCCAACCGGATTGAGTTAGATGTTCAAGTTCATGACGCAGAATATCCCGGAGGTGCATTGCTACATCACTAAGTGTGTTAGGATATTTCGCAGGATCTAATTCAAACCGGACTTCTATTAATGGTGGATCTTCTGATTCTTTTTTTGTATCATTGTAAGCATCGGCTCCATACTTTAACTCAGATAATCCTTCCTTCCACATTATTTTGCATGTTAAATAGAAGTCTAAAGGAATTTGTTGATTTTCCACTTCTTCAAAAAAGATATGCGGATATTCATCTGAAATGATATTGGGTGCTGATTCTGCTTTATCGTAATAAATCTTCTCGCCAGCGAATGTTCCTGTAGCATTGCTACATGCCGAATAACTGTCTTTAACAACGGTTAACAACTTTCTGGATAACTCGGTTACTAGGCTGTCATATCTGCCTTCTACTATAAGTGTCTTCAATGATATCATATTAATAAATATTAGTCCATCATATTATAGTTCCAATATTGTTCTTTATCTTTATTGAATGGATTGCCGGTTTGTTGATAATAACAATTAAGGCATAAGAGTTGTATGTTCTCTATGCAGTGATTGGTGTCATCACCATCCATATGATCCAACAACAATGGTACTGTATCATCAGTTACCCGGTGTTCGGCATAACCACAACAATTGCATTCTTCTTTAAGAATATCTAATGCCAATAATCGATTACGAAGTTTCCATGTTGGGTAATTAGGATATTCACCAGTAAGTATTTTATCAATAGCATACGGACCTGATGTTGCCTTTATTGTATCTTTTATAATACCAACGCCGGCTTGGTTGGTATGCATATCATACAGAGTCTTGCCAGTTTCACGATCCACATACATTTTAGCATATTTTCTCCATGTATCAAATGATACTTTCATGAAACGGGCAGCTTCTGCATTTGACTTGGTGTTAACAATTGCATAGCGAATATCTGATTCTGGCAAATCAAATGATGTTCTACCTCGTCCATAAACGTATTTATATTGCTTTTCACTCATTAATATACACCTTTTTTTCTCAATTCATACATTGCAGCTTTAGGTAGCATTTTGTTTGCAAACATCAAATGCATTTCTTCTTTCAATTTGGTAGTGTAGTCAATAAAGGTTTGATGATATACTCCAGATATTTCGTTAATCTCTTCATACCAAACAGCATATGTTTTATAGGTACGATCAAACAACTGGCTAGGTGTCATGTTTTCCCAATAATCTAACTGATCTTTGAGTGGCCACATATATATCGGAATGTCGTTATCTTTTCTACGTCCTGGTAGTACCGGCAGATGTTTTACTTTGTTTGCATTACTGGTGATGAACTTGTCAATAATGTTTGTTGATCGATCCTTTGGAGATTCTCCGGTATAACCGTCTTTCTTTCCCATAACTTATTTTACTTTTTCTGTTAATAAAACTATTTTACGCCATGCATCTTCGGCATGGTATATGTATTTTTTAAACAACACAACATCTTGCGTTGTTCTGGCACTAACTGCCTTTTTAATGTTTCGATGATAAGTTGCGTGCAACAAACCAATTCGAAGTTTAATGATCCATTTAAACATAACTCTTATACTTTGATACGGTAGCAGTTAATCCTAATAACTTCAATTCGTGTCTTACAGATTCACAATCATCAAAACTATCTATGTAGATTGAACATTTAGTAGATCCATGCACAACTGTTGCACATTGTACTGATTGTATATAACTGTGGCCACAAATCTCCATCAAGCAGTCAATAACATGATCAAATGTATTGTGACTGTCATTATGCAGAATTACTTCCCACTTACCACGTTTACTTATTAATTGTTTTTTCGACATCTTTGATAATCGCACATTGCTCATAAAATTCATGTTTTTCTGCATACTCGATACAGGATTTTAAAAATTTAAGTTTACGGTCATCATCCCATTTTGGAGGCCATTCCCAAACGTCAGTTGCCATATGGTTAATTGATTGTATTAATAACTTGTCTATAAAATTGTCGTCCATAATATAATATATGAAATTAATACTAATTAACCAAATTTTAAATATTTATTTACTTGTGATTTGCTACCACATTGGATCGCACCCATCCATAATAAGGTGCATTTGAATCCAGTTTTCTTACAGCATCTGACATCTTAACATGATACCAAATATAACCATCGGCGCCTTTTTGTGAAAAATCTAGTGTACCAATCAGAGTTGGATAACTCACACTTGCTTCAATGTTATTCATCCATCCATTATTAACAGTCGGCATATGGCGAATATTTACGGGATCGGTATTTGTTTTTAATGGATATAATGTTTGTCCTTTAACAGGTGTTGTACTAGTAGCTACTTTAGTAGTTGTTTTTTTAGATTTAAGTTTTGCTGCATACGTATCAAATGCAATAGCATTAGCTTTCATACGAACAACTACACCTGACATACTACCTGGATCTGTATAGTTTTTATGATTTAAATATTCCGCAGATACCTTGCTCCATTTACCAGCATTAATTAATTTTATAGTATCAGTACCTAAATCTCCGCGATACCTTGCATTTAGGATTGCTTCTCGTACATATGTTGGGTATGAATCGTATTTAGGTATCAATCGACGAGCATCAGCTTCATGTTGATTGATACCTAAAGTTAATAAAGTTTCTGCATATGATGGAGATATTTTCATTCCAGCTTTTAACGTTGGTAACACCGTATCAGTAGTGCCATATCCTATAGTTAGCTTACCGAGAATTTTTACTCCTGGCTTAACTG